TTACACCTACCCTGTTACCCATAAACAAATATGGATCGCCGCCTAGGCTTTTTGCTTTGTCTATTGTTAGTTTGAATAATTCTTGATGGCCGATATGGCCTGCAAAACTACCAACAGCAACTACCGCAGTCTTGGCTTCTCCTCTTGGACGTTCTGTTCTAGCATTTACTTTAGCAGCATTCTTAGCAGTGATAACATCACGCTGTTCTTGACTGGTAACTTTAATAGGCCCCAGTCGGCTGTTGATAACAATGCCTTCGTAATCTTGACCTAACAAATCTTTGCCAATAATGTTAGGATCGTTAATGATTGCTTTTTCCAATGCTGTTGCTACGGGTTCTAATGCTGCCTTAACTTGACGTCGGGCTTCTAACTTGTTGCTGGCTAACATGGCTTTTAGTTCATCAATGTTCTCAACAGGTGGAACTAATGCTGTAACATCCAATGCTTCGTTCTGTGTGAGGCTATTGTCAATAAACATGACACTACCAGATCCGCCTGCACTGACTAATTCTTTTACAATTTTATTTCCATTGGGCAATGTATCACCTGTAGTAGCATCTGTAATGTGAAATGGAACCAGTGCAAGTTTAACACCTGCTGGCAATTTGTCGTAGTGGATACCTACAAACTTTAATTTGCCTTCTGGAGTTTCTGTAGCAAATGGTAGATACAATACTTCACAGGTTACTTGTTTATTGACAAGGAATCCGGGTCCTAACTTGCTATCGACTAATTTAACAGCCTTCATCATTTCCTCAAATAGATCATCAAACAATTGAGCACGACCTAAAATTTCTGGATCGGTGGTGCCTTTCTTTTGATGATATGCTACAAAACCCGGCTCATATCTTGGTTCTGTTCTACTGGTGCCCATGAAAGGCTTACCCTCAGAATTCTTGCCGAATCTGCCACCAAATCCATCTACTTTGACGTTTAACGGGATGTTTTGTAGTTTAAAATTGCCGTTTCCGTCGTGAATTTCGTCTAATAAATCTAACAAGTCAGCAGGCTTAAGATCGTGCAAGTGTGGCATACCTTTACGTAGTTGTGCTTTGACCTGTGTCTCTTCTCTCAATCCTTGTTTTTTCATTGCAGCACGTGGTTGCCTTTCACCCGGATTGGCTTTCTTAAATGCTTCTACTTCTTCAAAATCTTTAATGTAGGCCTTGCCCATATCTACAGCAGTTTTTCTTAGATTATTTACTTTACAAATTTTAACAAAGTTATCTATTGCAGCAAATTTAACTTCTTGATCTCTTTGTGGATCGCCTTTAGTAATCATTTGCCCACCGGGTTCAAAACATAAAGTTAAAAATGCCATAAACACTTTTTCTTTTGATGTTTGATCAGGAATGTATTTGTTAATTAATTCAAGGGTGCCTAAAAAACTCTTTTGCAATTCTTTATCATTGCCTTCGGGATTTGCACCAAAGAAATGATAGAATTGTTTATCTAAACTTTGTATATAAGTTCTTTCAGCAGATGGAATTAATCTCTTATAAGGAACATTATCCTGATGAGTCATTTTCTCACCAGTAGTAGGATCAGTATGTATATATGGTTCGTACTTTTGACTCAACCCACCACCTTGTCCGCTGGCCACTGCAAATGATAAATCGTTATCATCAACATTTGGTTTAATATTGGTTTTTGTTTTCTTTACATCAACTTGGTGTTTAATACTACCATGTGCAGAAGTTAATGCACGATATAGATATTTGTGAAATACACCTTTAACTCCTGCCTGAATATCATTCCATTCTGAACTATGACTAAAACGGTACCACTCGTCTGGTGTATCTGTTTCTGGAGCATAACGACCAAATTCAAAATCTATTTGAATTTTAATTGGAGGATCTTGGAATTGAAACAATGCATTGAGTTGCTCACTACCTTGACTAAATCCTAGTAATGTTGTATCGCCTATTTGTTTATGATTGTAAGAGGTTAAAAATTCTCTAAGTTCTGGTTCAAGTTCTTTGTTACATTGTGTATCAATGTCGCCCACTTTGGGTTTATATTTGGTAAATTCTTTATCACTAATACCTGCGGTATTAAAAAAATGCAAACTACTGCCACCTAAAAATTCTTTTGATTGCAGTAATGCTGGATTCCATATTGGCTTTTTGTATTGACCATAGAAAGCAGCATTTACATCATGTAATAACTTATCCAATAGTCCAACCATGTATGAACGGTTATGAACTTTGAGATCTATTTCGTCTGCTTGATAGGGAGTAGTGAGATCGTTGGGATTAGGCAATTCTAAATTACCACCCTCGGACAATGCTAGTTTAGGATTTCTAAATAGTTCATTTAATATCACGGCATTATCCTAACTTATATTTGTCTTTTTCGATATCTGCACGATAGTGATCGTGTAGTCTATGGCACATATCATCTCTCATTTCTCGAGGAAATTCTTTGCCTAACTTGCCTTTTAATTCGTTATCGTGATGGTATTCTTTACAACCTTTGATTACCATGGGCATGTACATTTCTAATACTTGCTCGGGTGTGCATTCTTTTAACTTTTTAAGTTTATTAGCAATAGGATGGAAATAATCTTTGTGTAGTTTATCGTGATCGATAATATACCAAAAGAGTTCGTCAGCACGTTTGTTGTCGTCGGTATCTTGACCACGCTTGCTGATCTCCATAGGTTTGTTAAAAAATTCTGTAAGTTTCATAATTTATTCTTTTGTTATACCGAAGAATCTCCACCATCTATATCTAAGTTAATTATTTGCCCGCCTACTGGCAATGTTAAGTTACCATTTTGGTTAAAGGTCCAAAACGCTTCTAGGCCAAATCCTGCTCGTAGTTTAATGTTTTGATCAGGACCAGCAAAAATATTTAATGCACTAGTGGAAGTAGTAATTCCATAATCAACTGACTCAATATACGAATTACCGTATGGGTGTAAAAATACCCTACCGCCATTAACTTGTAGATTTCTTGGAGTAGTTAATTTACCATCTTCTCCAAGCACCACATGTTTATCACCATTAACTAATTGACTTGTAGTAGAAGTACTAAGAATGTCAGTGATGTTTTCATTAATGGCATCAATACTTGTATAAACTTCGTCAAAGTTTGCATTTGTTTTTGTAAATGCTGAACGTAGGCTCTCCCCATCACCTGAATATTCTCCCGACCCTACGTTTATGCTTTGTTGTGCCATAGTGATTCCGTTATCTGTTTATACTTATACCATTCATCACACCTTGTGTGAATTCACTAATACGTCCTCTAATCCATACAAAATTTCCAGTAAAATTGTAAGATTTTGAAATGGTAGTTTGTTGTGTATATCGAGTACTATTAACACCGGCAATAGTAGCCGCCCCGGAAGTATCTACAATATATTTGTTAGTAGGCGATGTGAGTGTAATTGTAGCCCAATCTGATTCTGTAGGCTCTGATGCAAGTGTTCCTTGAATCTCAATAGCACCTATAAATTCTGATACGCTCCAGAATACGGTGTGTAATCCGTCACTATTACCAAAATATCCATCACCTTTGATGCGATCACTGTTGTATAATTGTGCCCCATACCCGTTATTTGGATATTGAACCTGTACTGAATCGTATGTACCGTTATCGTTTGGAATTTTAAATATTAGGTGTTGACTTAATGCTGGCATAATAAAGTATTTATGCTGTTACTAAGTTCTCCCGTAGTATGAATTCTTCAATTCGTTTAACATTTCCGCCTGAGTACAAACCTACCATAGTTAATGTATGTGCGTTTTTAACATATATAAATGGGTTGTATACCCATCTTTTATTATCTTCTAACCAGTCTTTAGAACTTTTACTTACATCAACAATATTGGGATTCTTAATAGCCCATGCTAAAAACTTAGTTCTATCTTCTATTTTCCAAGATTCTTTAAAATAAACTCTGTATTGATACATATTTTTAGGTAATACATCACGTAGAATCTTTCTATGCCCATTATCTAGCATATAATTGAGTTCTTCATCAGTAGTAGGGCCGGATACTCGTTGTACCCAAGGTGCAACTGTATTGTAAATACTTTCTAACAATATACGATCTTTACAAAAGATATTATAACGTCTACCTTCAACTCTAATTTGTAATTGATCTTTAAGTTCTATAAATGGTTCCATGCCAGTAGTAAATTCCAACAAAGCAGCCTTATCTTTTAAACTTAATTTATCATTGCTTTGCCAACTCCATAGTGTAGGAGTTGGGTTGTTAAGACAAAAATCTTTGGTTGTTTCTACTCCTAGCCACTTTAATCTACTGGCCCCACTAATATAACATTCTATTTTGTAGGGCCATTTGTTATAGAATAACTTACTGGAGTTCAGTTTCTGTATCTGCATTTTTTTCTACCTTAACTACGGGTAATACTTCGATAATATTAAGTTTAAGTTTACCATCTTCAACAGATACTTCAACAACTCCGCCATTAGTTAACTTACCAAATAGTATTTCTTTGCTAAGTGGCTTTTTAATCATGTCATCAATGGTACGTTGTAATGGACGAGCACCCATTTTACTATCAAACCCCTTCTTAATTAAATACTCAACAGCCTCAGCATTAGGTTTTACATGTATGTTTTTATCTTTAACCAATGCATTTAGGTCATCAATAAACTTCTTAACAACTTTAATCATACTTGTTTGATCTAACTTACCAAACTTAATGATGCCATCTAACCGATTACGGAATTCAGGTGCAAAGAACTTATTAACAGCATCCTTGGGATCACCGTCACGCTCTAAACTACCAAATCCAACGCCATTCTTTTCAGCATCAGCAGCACCTAAATTACTGGTCATAATGATAATAGAATTGCGACCATCCGCTTTCTTACCATTGCTGCCAGTGATAAAACCATTATCCATCAATTGTAATAGAACTGTAAGTACATCCGGATGCGCTTTTTCTACTTCATCTAACAATAATACACAATTGGGATGTTCTTGAAGACCGGTAATCAATTGTCCAGCATTATCTTCAAACCCTACATATCCGGGAGGTGCACCAATAAACTTGGCTACACTATGTTTCTCTTGAAATTCACTCATATCAAAGCGAATCATTTTGATTCCCATATTTGATGCAAGTTGTTTTGCAACTTCAGTCTTACCAACACCTGTTGGGCCAACAAATAAGAAACTACCTACTGGTTTATTAAACGCTTTAAGGCCTGCTTGTGCAATAAAGATTTTATCTAACAATGTTTCAATGGCTTTCTCTTGTCCAAATACTTTATTTCTCATGCCTTTTTCAAGTCCTGCAAGACTTGAACCTTCTTTTGAGTTAATTTGCTCTAATGGTAGATTGGCAATCTTTGCTACTTCAAACAATATTTCATCATGATCAACAACTCCATTCTCTTCGTCTTTAACTTTAAAACGAGCACTAGCACAATCAATAAGATCAATTGCTTTATCAGGTAATTTTTTATCAGTCATATACTTAACTGAATATGTTACTGCATCAGTTAGTGCTTGATTAGTGATCTTAACACCGTGATGTTTTTCGTAATACTTACGCAGACCTTTAAGGATTTTAATGGTAGTAGATTCATCCGGTTCATCGACAGTAACACGTTGGAACCGGCGCATCAATGCACGATCTTTTTCAAAGTGTTTGCGATATTCTTCCCATGTAGTACTGGCAACAACTTTAATTGTACCTTTACTCAATGCAGGTTTAAGCATATTAGCCATATCATTACTACCACCACTATTAGCACCAGCACCATTCATCATATGTGCTTCGTCAATGAACAGGATACAATTCTTTTTCTTTTCAAGAGCACCTATAACCATCTTTAAGCGTTCTTCAAAGTCTCCACGATATTTGCTCCCTGCCAGTAATGCACTAATATCTAAACTATAAACAGTATTATCTTGAATAAACTTAGGAACATTACCTTCGTAAATTTTACGTGCTAATCCTTCTGCAATAGCAGTTTTACCAACACCTGGGTCACCAATTAACATAACATTGGCTTTATTTCTACGTGCCAATACTAGTTGTAGTTCTTCAATTTCTTTTTCACGACCAATAACAGGATCAATCTTTTTAGATTTTGCACGAGCACTTAAATTAATACAGAATTGATTAAGCATACGCTCAATCTGAGGATTAACATTAGTGGTAGTACCTTCTTCAACTTCTTCTTCTTTTGAATATTCTTTTTGTATGTAATTTATAAATTTGTCTTTATCAATATTTGCTTTGCGAATAAAGTAGTTTGCATAACTCTTTTTTTCTGCAAACATACTAATAAAGCAATCAACTGGCTCGATTATTTGTCTACCGGCAAATAGTGTTTGTGAAAATGCACGATTAAGTATTCTTTCAACAGCCTGTGTTTTTTTAGGTCTATCAACACTTGTATTAACAATACCGCCTAGTTCATCTGTGATATATTTTTCAAGATCACCAATGAGTGTTGGAACATCTGTACCAAAATTAGTTAATAATTTAGCAAACGGTTCATTTTTAACCATACTATAAAGAAAATGTTCTAATGTAATGAATTCATGATTATGTTCATTAGCGAATCTTACTGCTGATTCAAAAATTTCTTCTAGATCTTTATTTGGTTGTAGCATTATTTGTATTTTCTCTTTACTTTAGTTTTTTTAACTGCCATAGCCCATTTAAGGCTGCTGACTCTATCTTGGAATGTAATTCCCTCTAAATGATCGTATTCGTGTAAGAAACACTTACAGTTATATCCATCAAATTCTCCTTCTTCAACTTCACCTTGACTATTCTGCCAACGTGCTTTAATTGCTGTAGGACGTTTAATTTTAACATAAATTCCAGGAAAACTCAAACATCCTTCCTCTAGATTAATACTTTCTGTTGTATTTTCTATAATTTTAGGATTAAAAAATGCTTGTGCGGCTTCTGGATTATCTCTATGCCCCATAACAAACATACGAGTATTGATTCCAACTTGATTAGCAGCAAGACCAATACCGTCAGCGGCTAGCATAATGTTAATCATATCTTTTTCAAGTTCTACTGGATCTATTACAGGATTAGTGAAGTCAAAATCAGGCATACGTTGCCTAAGTATGGGGTCTGGAAATTTTACAAGTTTTAACATAATATTTGTTTTATAAGTAATTTGTGTTCATCTGTTAAATTAGTTGGTACAGTGATATTAATATTTAATAGCAATCTTCCTCTCATATAAAAATTAGACATGTTAGGCATTCCGTATCCTTGTACGGCAAGTGTTTGCCCGTGTTGTGTACCAGGCGCAATTTCAATTTCTAATGTTTTATTATCTATAGTATCAAACTGTAAAGTTTTACCTACTATTGCATCTAGACAGTTAATAGATAAATTTCTAACAAGGTCATCGCCTTGTCGTTGATATATATTATGAGGTAGTATGTGAACTCCTAAATGTATATCCCCTCTTGGCATATTTCCTATGCTATCATCACCCATACTTGCTAGTCGCAATGTAGTACCATCACTAACTCCTGGAGGAATTTTTACCTGTAGAACTTGTTCTCTACCCGACGGCAATTGAATTGTTGCTAATAGATCTTTACCGTGAAATGCTTCTTCTAACAATATTTGTGTTTGTAAATTTAAGGTTCTGTTCCTAACAGGTTGTGGCCTACGTCCACCAAACATATCACCAAATGGACTATTGCCTCCAAACATCTGAGCAAATACGTCTTCAAAGCCGGGCGGCACTCCTCCGTGCTGTCGGAAGCCTTGGGGCATTGGATTATCGTATTGGGATCGTTTATCCGGGTCGCTCAATGTATCATAAGCAACCTGAATATCTTGGAATTTAGCCTTGTCGCCACCTTTATCTGGATGATGCTGACTGGCCAATTTACGATATGCCCGTTTGATATCGTCGGGGCTTGCGTTTCGATCTACGCCTAAAGTTGTGTAATGGTCCATAATAGAAAAAGGTATAGTAGATTATACTATACCTTTTAAGTTGTGTCAAGAGTTTTTATTTCTTAACCGGAACATCAGTTCCCTCAAGTTTCTTATGAACCTTGATTTTTTTACACGCTTGGACCGCTTTACCGTCCTTCATTACAGGCTTGCCGGCCTTGTCTAATTTATCGTGGCATACTTCTTTCATTTCGCCACCTGCATAGGCTATGTTCGTAGTAGCCATTAAGCATACTGAATAAATTCCTACTAGATATAATACTGCTGATAATTTCTTCATTTTATGTTTCCTTATAACATTGGTTGTGGTGCTGGCATTGGAGCAGGTTTGCCTCCAAATCCGGTTACGACTGCTGGAGAGCCACCCGCTGACGCTCCAAATCCTGAATTGCCACCAAAGCCTCCCGGTGCTGGTGCGCCAAATCCTGCTGGTGCTGGTGAACCAAAACCGCCGGAGTTTCCAAAGCCTCCTGCTGCTGGAGCACCGAATCCTGTTGAGCCTCCTGGTTGTGTATTGAATCCGCCATTATTCATACCTCCTACATTAACTGTATTTTGTGCTCCCGGTGGAACATATGTTGTTCCTAACCCTGCACCGCCCAATCCGCCATTGTTAGCACCGTTTAATTTTTCTTGTGTACGACCATGTGCAGCAATACCAAGTACAGCACCCATAGCAATATGGAACAATCCTGCTCCCTGTAGTGTTAACGGTTGCCATTGTGAATTAACTGCACCGTGACTAAGACTTTGTAACAAACTCCAAAGTACTGGAAATATTACCATGTCCATGGTACAGATTAGCATATACATCCAACCCATCATTGGACGCCATTTACTGTTCATCCAATCTTCTTTTTTCTTTTCGCTTGCGCTGATTTTTTCTGCGGTTTCGTCTGCCATGCTATGCTCCGTTAAGTGTACTGATATTTATCAAAATAACCCAATAAATAATTGATGTATTTTAATATAATCATTACTTTCAACGATCTATTATTTTTATTAGGGTGTGTTCCGTTAGTTATGATATTTTGGGTAATGTTCAAAGATTGGTCAAATGATAGAAATAGGTATTAACCACCGTTTTTGCTAGCAGATTCTAGTTGTTTCTTTTGTTCTAGTTCTCTAGCCCATTGTTGTTCACGACGGATTTTTAAGACTTTTGCTTGAGCAGCCTCAAACGCTTTTTGTTCTTCTGCCATACTGTAAAATTGAATCCCCATCATAATAAATGATCCAATAACAAGTGCCCCACCAATTAGGTACATGGTCATCATAAAGTACTGACCCATTTTTTCTTTATGTGCTTGTTTGGCTTTTGCTATTGCTTCTTCACCTTCACGCTTTTCTTTTAATAATCTAGAACGCTCCTTAATCATATCTTCCCAGATTTGAGGTTTGCCAAGTTGCCAATAGATCATATCTTTTAAGGCTCTTTCATCTTCACGCAGTTGATTACTATGCATTGCAAACTCAAGAGCCTGGCGACCAAGTTGAGCATCACTTTTACCCATGGAACTGTGTTTGGCCTGAATACTGGCCATATGCACTTGATCAGCAGACTCAAAGAAATGTCCTACTTGCCCAATAATGCTGTTAACATCCTTGCCCATAGCAATGGCTTGTTTAATGCCACTAATCGCTGATTGTGCTGCTGAAAAGGCAAGACTTATACTAATTGGATCAATCATATATTATCCGCCTAATTTACATATCTCCGGATACAATCTACCAGAACAATCTTTCTTGGTCCATTCAACACAGGTCACTCGTCCTTCAAATGGACTACTTGACCATTGCCATTTTACGCAAACCCATACTTCGTTTTTTTTCAATATTTGATCAGATGAGGCTGTAAGGAGTACAACCGCTAATGCAGATATTAGAATACCCGGTTTGAAAATCCACATTAGCCTGCTCCATAATAGTGTACTATTATTTAAAGAAGCAGCAGGTAAAGTTAAGTATGTAGTTAAGTTACATCCAGAGCCAAATACCTTGACTCATTAGTATAGCACCAATAAAGCCAACTCCAATGCTAGCCCAGAACATGCCCATACTGACTGCTAGTATAGCAGCAGACAACAGGACAATGCTGAGTTGGAATGCAGATCCTGAAAATGTCAGCCATGGACCGTGCAGTTTAGCCTCATCACGAGATGCTTCTAATGCTTTGGCTTTGACAAATAGTTCTCGCTTGCCTTCACCTTTTTCAGTATCACTTTCATATCGATCTATTTTAGCAGTTAGTGCCGCTACTTTTTTAGCATCGTGGCGTGCTTCTGCATCATCACGTGCTGCTTCTGCAATAGTTTGTTTGATACTTTTGGCCTGATAAAAATTCCATGTATCGTTGGCCTTGATAGTATTGGTTAATATGCTGCTGCTGTAACCATTGGCAAGATATGTATTCACTGCTAACAATGCTGCTACAACAGTGATCACCCAACCTGCCTTATCTTTAATGTGTGCTTCTCTTTCGCTTCGTGATTCTGCCATCTTACGCTCCTTAGTGTGTTTATTATGCACCCATTATGTGTAGTGCGTGTTCGTAGTGTTTGATACGATCTTCTAAACCAATGTAACCACCATTGATTTTTCTTGTCATTGTTTTAATATCGCCGGCATCGGCCTGTACATTTAAGTTATTACTTTCCCAGAACCAGCAGGCACTTTGCACAGCACCTTCGAATGTAGCCAAATATTCTGGAACATCTTCCACAGCAATTTCAATACTATCTGCAAAATTTTGATAATTTTGTTTGCCGGTTAGTTGGATCAGTCCGCGCCCGCAATAACGATATCCATCCCCACTATGTTCGTCACCGTTGCCCATACGTCCGCCATATACACGATTAGCAATCATTTCTTGTTTGCCGGCATAGGCATTAGCAATTTCATCACTTGGAAAATATTTAGGAAACACCTTGCGTAATGTAGCAGCACGATAATTTAAGTTTTCTTTAATAGCAGTAAATCCGCCACTTTCATGAGCACACTGAGCAAGAAATGCTGCTACTCTGTTAGGAGTGTTAATATCGTAATCAGGCAATGCTTGTTCCAACGCATGATACCAATGATCAAGATAATGATTATTTGGAAGCAGTTGTGCTAGTTGTTCTTGTGTTAAAATAAATCCTGACATTATTGCTCCTTACGAAATAAGGTTATAACCTTTGCTTGAATGTTTTTAGCAAATTGTGGTTGTGGAAAATTCCATCCTACAAATGCTCCTAATGCTAACCAAAATAATGTTTCTAACATATTAATCTCCTTGTACTTCTTCAAATATTTTTTTCTGTGTATAGTACCATTCTATCCACGCATCGCTTTTTACAGCACATTCATAATATGTTGTATAATTTAATGTTACAGTTTTTGTAAAATCAATAATGCTAACAGATTCGCCTTCTATAGTTTTTAACTGGGGGCATTTTTCTAATATCAATATAGGTGCATCTGGAAATCTAGCAGTTACAGGAACGGTTGTACTACAGCCCGTAATTAAAAATGCAAATATAATAAAAATTGCAAGGACAAATAATTTAATTAAGTTCATTTATTAGACTCTATTGATTGATTTAATGCTGCGGCATTGTGTGTATTAATAATAATTTGTGGAATAGGACAATTCTCTACAAATTTGATAACTTCTTTATCTTTAACTACTTCGCGGTCTACATAGTTAATAATATCATCCCCACGAGTTCTAACCAGTTCAAGTTGTTTAACAGTTTTAGTTATAATTTTAACATTAGTTTCTTGACTTTTTGCTTCAGCCTCTGCCACCTTAACTTGCATTTCTGCTACACGGGCTTCCCATGCTGCTTGATTGCTCATTGCACCTTCGAACCATACCCCAAATACAATTAGTAATATTGCTCCAACTTGTATAGGCAATTTGTAAGTGCGAACAGCAGGAATAAAACCTAATATAAAACTAGCAATTAATCCTAATATACCAATTAATAGTATAGCATGAAAAATCCAGTCTGGTAGAAAATTCATCAACCACATATTACCACCTATCTTTTTCTAATACTACAGCACGATTTCCGTTTCTAATTAAAAATTTATTTCCAATTTTATTAATTTCGTAATTACCAATATATTTTGATAAAAAGAACATTTGACTTTGACTGCTTTCGTCTAAAGATAATGGACCCGGAACAGTGTGTTTGACATCTGCATAATCACCAATAGCAATAAATTTAGCAGAAATATCACCAGCATATGGTTTACTGAATATTAAATTATTATCAGATTCTAACGCAACATCTACAATACCTTGATCAAAGAATTCTTTAACATCAACATTTTTAATTTCCATAACTTTGCGTTCATAATCGTCTTTGGTCATTGGAATTGCTTCTGTAATATTTTCTTCATTAAACTCACGACTTTTTGGTTCTTTTTGGTAGCGAAATTTCCATTCGGTACATTTACATAATTGACCAACACCACCTAATAATTCTTTTAATTGAGATTTTAATTCAGGAGTTCTTTGTATTTCGACAAACACCTGATACTGGCCATCGTTTTCCTCTCCAGCACTCATGTCAGCATCGAGAATGAAATCGTATCCTTTTTCAATAAATTCCATCATATCAATAGCAGGATTTTTTTCACGTACATGAAATCCTAGTACTATTACATCTTTATCTTCTCCCATCTTGCTTTTATATTGGTCAACTGTAAATAGTTCTGACACATAATTTTCAAGGTCTCCGGATCTTAATCCTTCATTTAATTTATGCTGTTGCATCTGCTGGCGCCTCCGCTGGTTCTTCTTGTGCTACATTTTCAAGTTGTGCGTCTTGTTGACTATATTTCATCAATTCTGCCATTCTATTATTTTCTTTATTTTCTTTTCCAACATAAACATCTTGCATTAATTTTTTAGGCATAACAATAGTTACGGTCCAAATTGGATGTGCATCGATTTTACCTTTTTTAGTACCAGGTCTAAAGTCACTCGGGTCCTTGATCTTACGTGGTAACATAACCACTTCTTTAGAATAAACAACTTGACAGCCGTAATCTACCAAACGTTTCCCGCCATTGGGATCGGGCATATTATCACGTGACCACATAAATTTGCATTCTACATCGTAGCGATTTACTTTGGGTCCAGCAATAAGTTCGCCTTCTTCCCAATTTTTAAATACATACACATCTAGTTCATCAATAACACGTTCAAAGTCTTTGAGTACTTTAAACGCACTATTATTTTCACTAAGTGTTTGTAGATTCTTTATAACGTCTATTATGTCGTGGGCCATAGTTGTTCTCTTTATCAAATATTTATCAATAACTAACTGATAGTTTAAGTTAAATTCATAGAGATTCAAAATTGGTGCATTTGAGAGGGTATTTTGAAATAACTTTTAAATATTAGTGCAGGTCGATCTTCACCAAGGAGGTAAAATTGCCTAGAGCCAAACCAAGATCACGGGACTCAAACGAACAGCGCGATCCTAGATTTCAAAAACAACCAGGTGGAACCTTAATTCAAATTAAGCAATACCTAAAACGCAGCCAGCAAGTCAACATAGTTCCACGTAACCTATCACAAGAGAACTATCTCGAACTGCTAAAAAACCCCAAGAAATACATTATTTTAGCCATCGGTCCAGCCGGTACGGGTAAAACAATGTTAGCCGTACAGATGGCAATTAAATTGTACAAGGAAGGGACTATTAGTAAAATAATTGTAACCCGCCCCGCTGTTTCGGTGGATGAAGAACATGGGTTTTTACCAGGGGATTTAAACGCCAAAATGGCACCCTGGACAAGACCTATATTTGATGTGTTTGAAGAATACTATCACCCTAAGGAGATAGCCGGTATGTTAGAGGATGGATCTATTGAGATTAGTCCGTTGGCATACATGAGAGGTAGAACATTTAAAAATGCATTCATTATTGCAGATGAAATGCAAAATGCTACCCCTAGTCAGATGAAGATGTTATTAACTAGAATTGGCAATAATTCTAGAATGGTAGTTACTGGAGATTTAAACCAAGCCGACCGTCCTAGTGAAAACGGTCTCCTAGAGTTTTGCAGTTTGTTCGGACAAGGAGGTGATTCTCGAATGATTGCAATGGCAAGATTTGAAACTCGAGATATTGAACGGCATCCAGTCGTTAAAGAAGTTTTAAAAATCTATAAGGAAGATGCTATCGATTAACTAACTTAAAACAAGAATAATAAACCGCACAGTATTCGACCTGCATCGACTGTGCGGTTTGTTTATTTTCCACCGAGTAAAAACCAGGTACGATCAGATTCTTTTTCCATAAAATAACAATATGCCCAGGGCATTCCTTGATCTTGTTCATTTTCAAAATCATACTTTGGTTCGATTCGAACGCCTAGTAAATCGGACCATATAGATTTTAACCATTCATAAAAATCAAGATTATCCAGGCCTGTCTCCATTGATTGCAGAGATTGCCATTCTCTCCATAGATCATCGTGACCCAACGATTCTAATTCTATTTTTTTCATTGTAACCGTGCTAGTTTGGTTAATGTTGCTGACAGATTAATTTCAGGATCAGCAATAATAGTGTGATCAACTAATCCTTGTTTAATAATTAATAATGCTGAATCTTTTTGTTCTTCGGTCTTGCCAAACAGATCTAAGTTATCATACATCCATCTGAATATTTCACCAATCTCTTCTGGTCGTGCTCTGCTACATAGCAATTTTCTTGCATCTTTAATTTTGCCTTTCTTGAATAACTCAACCATTTCAATCTTGTAGTCACTGACTCCTTCTTCACCTGCTGTAGGAGTCTGTAATCGGCTATCGCTGACATTTTGTTGTATTAGATTAATACACTTACGTAAATCGGGATATGCTATTTTAACATAGGTATCTAAGGTATCTAAATCAAACTCTACATTTTCCTCAACAAGAATAGTGGCCACTCGGGCTGTGTATTCTGTTAGATCGGTTTTCTCGATGTGAAAGCCCTGACAACGACTATGCAAAGCAGGAATAATTCTATTCGGATAATTGCAAGTAAGAATAAACCTACTATGGTTACTGTAGGTCTCCATAACTCCTCGAAGGATTGCCTGTGCGTTAGGCGTAAGATAGTCTGCTTCATCTAATAGTACCACCTTAAAAGGACCAAACGGAATCATCTGTACGAAGTTGATAATCTTATCACGTACAGTATCTACATTATTATCACGGCTTGCATTGATTTCTAATACATCATATTCTTCGATGTTGAGTTCATTACATAGCACCTTGGCCAATGTGGTCTTACCGATACCAGCAGCACCACTTAACAAGAGATGGGGAATACTACCATCCTTAATCCAGGAGTTAACTTGTCTACGCTGTGCGTCATCTCTAAACACATAGTCGCTGACTTTTTTTGGACGATACTTCTCTACCCACAATTCGATCATACATAATCCTCATACATTCGTTTTCTACCATTTACGCCGAGTTCGGCATCAAATATTTCAGTTGTGCGTTGTTGCATAGCACATGCCAACATCAACAATTCTTCTCTGCTATCACTCATCATGATCTGACGATCAATAGGTTCCATGAGTTCATCCATACGCTTGCTTACTGCTTTTTTGTCAATCATACTAGTTCCTCAACAATGCCTAATAGTTCGGCTACTATAAAACTTATTCCGGCGACGATCAAACTTCCATTGATTAGTGCAATGCCGGCAAATATTCTTACAAAACTCTTTACCATGCTGACATAGAAATGTCCTTTGCTAGTATCTTTCGGTTGTATATCTAACATTGCGTTTCCTTTGTATCAATTATTATAGCATAACTTTAAAGTTTATGCAATAGTGATCTTTCTGGAAAATAGTCCTTTTGTTCTCCAACACGATGTACATCGCTAGTAATACAATGCAATCCCCCGTCCCAAAAATATCTATGTCTAAAATTTAAAATGTGTGGAGTAATTCCATGCCGATTAAATGCTTCAAATACTTTCTCATTGTAATTATTGCAGATTACATTTTTCTCATCAATGACTAACATATTCACATCGAACACAGTTTCTTCAACAAATCCAACCCAATGGTCTAACCATTTATTCACATAATTGGTAAAGTCGTCATTAAGTTCCTCCCCAGGAACCCACCATTTACCTCCATGTTTTTTTTTGCTTTCCATAAAAGATTTTACCTTGTCCCAACTTTGTCCCGGCAAGAATATTACTTCCCAACCTGGAAATGTTTTTTTATAATTTGATATATTATTCAAGGAAACTAGTAATCCCGGTTTAACAGCACACAATACCCCATCCGAATGCCCGTTTGAATCTACTGTTGTAATTCTATAATCGATGAGATAATCTGCAAATTGTTTTCGTTCATACTCTTTTCTGTCTGGCGTATGTCCTGGCCACGTGCCAACATATAAATCCTTGCCTATTCTAAGTGTCATTGCTGAATTAAAATTAGTCATCTCAGGTATACCAGTAGTAATAATTCTATTACCTGCATTTTTAATATCATTAATAACATTATCAAATTCTGGAGGTTGGAACAAATTAACTTTCCAATAAAAATCATTTCCTAGCATGATACTATAATCTCTAGGAGTCATCGGCGGCTGCCGAATACGTTGTGTAGTGATATCTATGTAATCTAAATAATTATTTGTAAGTGTAGGCCTTAGTACTTTTACACCAAAACTTTCTAATAGATTAACTAATTTTTGATAATCTTCTTCAGTCTCTTGTGCTATTTGTTGCAGCACTTGTCTTACATTTGAATTTTTAACAAAAGAATAAAACTCAGGGGAATAAGATTTACCCACTATACAAACTTTTAACGGATCCCAATGTTGATGTACTGAATACATTATAATGTTCCTAACACTTCATAACCGTCTATTTGTTCTTTGTATTTGTCTGCTGTACCTAGATAGTAATACTTGAACCCTCTTGATTTATAAATTGCACATTCATTTTTTAAACTTTCAATACCTAATTTTAATTCTGGATTTTTATAATCCCAAGCAAATTGTGTACCTTCGCAATTGAATTGATCTAATATAGTTGTTAAACTGAATGCAACAATATTGTTATTATGTTGATAGCCGATGATTTCTACGATAGGATTTTGATAATGATTATCAAATAGCGGCATCACACTTTCAAAATTTTTATAACTGCAATATTGTTTATAGATATAGTTAAGTTGATCTATATTGGGCGCAGAGATATAAATCCAATTATCTAATTGGACATAATTTGTTTTACTTAAATCTATTCTACAAAATTTTAACGCCACGATACTACTGAATCTAATTCATCTGTAGACCAAACATCGTAATAACCTTTATTGCGTAGTTGTTCAGACGCAATATTTAGTTTGTCTAATTTTTGCATTAACAATAATCCGCAATGTCCAAAATTCATTCTTACACCGTTGATAAATTCTAAGGCATCGGGGTGATCTTCAAGAATGACATAACCGGCAGGTATTAACATTTTATTTTTGTCTTCTACCCACTTTTGTAAAGTTAACGGGTCTATGTAAGTGTGATCAAAACAAATGACCACTACATCCTTTTGTTCTAATATATATGTACTTTCTCTTAGTACATCTGCAAATTCTGCTACGGTACAAAACTTGTAGGAAATATTATCTTTAACCCTTGCCTGTCTTGCAAAAGGGCACGGAGCCCAATTGTTTAACTGTTGATTAGGAACTTCTAAAAAATTAATTATCCAATTAATTAATTTTTCTTTGATATCTTGTTGATCTAACATTATCCACGCAGCGACTCCATGGTGATAATCTTTGCCAAACTGTGTCCGAGGTCTTCATCATGACTGACAATGTGTAGTTGATTTTGACTACGATCCTTCTGACGATCATATGTACGAGTCTCAACAATCATTCCACCGTTAGCACGATAGATACTTAACCTTATAGGTTCTGTGCTGAGTGTTTCTCCGGAGGCAACCACGTCACTTCCTCTCGACAACTTATTTGCTCGTTGTGGCTCATCCTGCGGGAATATAAAATTGTGCATTTTCTTTCGTAACCAGTTCATGCTGTTAGTCCTTGTGCTAGAGTTTTCATATCTTCGTCGGTCATGAAAAACTGATATGTTGATGCAAAGTCAACCTCACCATCCTTCATGCATTCTTGAATAAATTCAACGGCATTAAGATTATTTGGTGTAAGACATTTCCAAGATTTAACACGGAGTCTAAATGCTTGATCTTCTTTGACTGTAAATTCTTTCATTTCTTTTTTCCTTCTGCTTCTGCTACACGCTTGCGTAGGCTGCTACTACTAAAGGAATGATCTCGTCCGTTATAGATGATTTCAATTCCACGCTTTTGACAAATATCTTTACCTGTAAAGTCCTTGTCTGCATACTCTATACCTAATATTCTAACATCAACAGGCAAAATAAGCAAGAGATCGTTGAGGTCTTTTTCTGTTTGATATACAACTACTTCGTCCACATTACGATTTGTACTTAGTTGAATTTGACGTTCTACAATGCTTTGGATAGGAGGATTTTTCGTATCAGGACGATCAATAGTTGGATCTGTTTGTAACGCTGCAATTAGGTAATCACAATGATTTTTGGCTTCTGAAAGCATGGCAACATGTCCAGCATGAAAAAGATCAAAGGTTGAAAATGTAATACCAATTTTTAACCCTTCTTTTTTTAGTTCTTTAACTTTATTGAATATCATTTTTAAGATACTTCTATGCCCTACGCATCCAATCTTGCGGTTTTTCATCAGCAGATGCTAGTATAGCCTTCGTATCAACTCTGCGTAATTCAACAATATTTTCGTTGTCTAATTCAAATTCAATAGTCCTGGTCCATCGACCGTGCTCTATTAAAATCCATTCACCGACTGTGACATCCGTTTGCTCGGGTCCAACAGCCCACACCTTCCCCCATCGCGGATATATACCTTCTGCTTTTCCATTATCACTAGTAATTAAGATTCCAGCAGCAGTTTTCTGCATATCAAAATCCATATCCGAAACTAAAACATTGTCACGGATCGGAATTATTTTACCTTTAACTTTCATTTGTACTTTTTCCTTTTTTGGTTAGTACTGGTGCAGTCTCTGGAACTATTTTAGGTTCGGATTCTGCTTTAGGTTCTACCGGTTTGCTTTTTTCTGGTATTGCCTTTGGATTATTTTCATAATATTCTGCCATTACATCTTCACGTTTTTTAATAATTGTACCGCCGGGCCCTAATTCGTCACCTCGTGCATTTACTCTTACATTACCAATGGCAGGCATTAGTTCATTCTGACTCATTAGTTTTTCCATATCAACAGATCTACCCTGCATTGATTTATATGTTTTTCCCATTATATTCTCCTATTTTAAAAATTCTTTAATATCAAGATTATACTTGATACTGTCTATTTTGTGAACACCTAGCAAGTATAAACAATAACTTGCCACACTGCTACCTCTTCCAACACCCCATACTATCTTGTTTTCTCTTAAGGTATCTACTAGGTATTTAAGGTAACATAGCAGTTCAATCATATCGTATTGAGCAAATAATTTTAACTCATCTAGTACTCTATTGATTTCTGTATCCGTTTTACATAAGGATAGAATATGTTCTACTATGTTAATAGATGTAGATTTATACCTTTCCGGCATAAACCAGTCGTCTTGTAAATTTGTATCAAATTGTTTTAACGATATATCGGGTTTGATATATTTTTCTAAATACTCAAAATTATCTCTGTTTAGATCTTTAGAAATATTAAATTGATCTGTAGTATTTTGATCCAAATATATATTTTTAAATGATTTAATTTTACCTGTATAAATGGCATCAAATAATTCATTAGCAGATAAAAATACAGCACCGTAATCGTCAATTCTCATAGTGCTAGTTTAACATAACCGTTAAGTTAATGTCAAGAGTCTATTTTAATAAATTCGCCTAAATCTTGATTTTGATTTTGAATTAATTTTTTGTTGGCCAATGCTTGCCTACGGTATTGTTCTTCCTTGTAGGCTTCAAGGATTACTGCTAGTTGATGCATAACTCCGCCTTGCCCAAATTTTGAAGCAAGGAAATATTTTTGCATTAACTCAGTTATTTTGTTATCTATATCTGTGTCTTTTAAAGTGGACAGATCATTCAACAGTGGATTAAACATTTTATGGAAGTGTAACTTTTGAACCGCCCATAGTATACCATGTTCCGGTGCTACTATATACAGGTTTATAATATCCAGTGGTTAAAAACACCATAGTACCATCATCGACTGATCCTAAATTATAAAGTTCAGCAGGGGTGTAATTATTTAAAACCAAATCAGCAGGGTTGGCAGAATTTAATTGTAGATTTGTTATTTCGTTAGCCGCAACCCCAAGGGCAGATTGGATCTGTGAAAAATTAGTTCTAAATCCCTGTGTATCATTATTTGCTCCAGATACTGGAAAATTAATATTAATTAGTCCGCTAAAATTTGTAATTGTACTTGACACTATCTAACTCCGATTCTTTTTATTATTTATTGAACTAAAATTATGGCATTCTTTTTTTAAGAATTTCAATCTCATTTGAAAGATCTTTAATTGCTTCAATTAATAATGGTATAATTCTTTCATACTTAACTGTTAAGAATCCGTCATCTCTTTCAATAACTACTTCAGGTAATACTTTTAATAATTCTTGAGCGATAATACCTGCTTCTTTATGCGCTTCATTTGTTTTTAAATTATATGTAATGCCTGATAATGTTATTACCTTTGCTAAACCGTTGTCAATGGGTGTTATATTAGTTTTTAATCGAATATCTGATGGAGTTCCGTAGTATGCTGTAATTTCTTTAAGACTGTTAATATTCCCACCAACATTTAAATCGCCGCCGAATCCAACGCCACCGACTACTTGTAATGCTCCAGTACTAGTTCCAGTTGATGACAGTGAACTGGTAAGGGTTAATGTATTTTGGAATACAGGAGTACCATATTGTCCACCACTGGAAACAAGAACACTACCCTGTGTTCCTGAACTTGCAAATCCAGTTTGTCCAGATCCAACTTGATACACAATTCTTCCAGGGCCCCCACCTGCAATATTTGTTGCAGTATTTGAAGTTCCTGCCCCTACTGCTGATAAATCAACCCAAGTAGCAGTATTTCCTGTTGCCATTTGTAAAACTTGTCCAACATTACCAGTAGCAATAAATCTAGTTTGTCCAGCAGCACTTTGTATTGGAATATATCCTTGAAGACCCCCACCTAAATTATCTGAGGTAACAGAACCATTAACTTTAATACTTGATGTATTGGTAAATACCGGCCCACCTGCATTAGTTCCATTGCTTAATAATATTTGGCCAATAGTACCTGTAGCAGCAAATGCAGTTACACCCGGAGCACTTTGATAAAGTAATTGCCCAGGTCCTCCATTTGCAATATTTGTTGCGGTATTTGCCCTCGCCGATGTTGGACTAGGTTGCCATGATAAAGAAGTTCCATTAGATGTTAATACTGTATCTGCTGCACCCGGTGCTATAAACAATGTTGTATTAGCCGCTGATTGGTAAGGCAATGCCCATGGTATTCCACCTATAAGATTAACAGCCGCCCCTACAGAAATACTTGAAGTACTTCTAAATACTGGTCCAACTGCACTTGCACCATTACTTACTAATAGATTTCCTGATGTTCCTGCCCCTAAAAATACCGTAGTACTTGGTGCAGATTGATAAGGCATTTGCCCAGCAGTACCACCGGCTAAGTTTGTTGCAATAGATATTCCACCTGATACTATACCATAAATTGTTCCGCCTACTCTTAAATCTCTAGCAATACCAACTCCACCTGCAACTACTAATGCACCTGTACTACTTGAAGTTGCTTGAGTTGTATTATTAATGGTGGTTACATCATCCGTTGTAACAGACACACTTGTTATTGTTGTAAACTGTATTACTAGTTTATTGGCAGTTATTGTACCGCCCACTTGCAAATCACCTGCAACACCAACTCCACCTTTAACTACTAATGCACCTGTTAAAGCAGATAAAGACGTAGTGGTATTTGTTATTGTCATCGCAGGGGATGTCAATGTTTTATTATTTGTATGATATGAGATATCAGAAATTGCACCAACATCATAATAACCAGCAACTCCGCTAACCATTGTAAGATATTTGGTAGGAGTAACTTCAGCAGAAGTTAAAGAAGTTATATATTCTTTATCGCTATTTGTTGCATATCCTACTGTTAACGTAGAAGTAGATATCCATGTAGCAGTACTTGTTACAGTATTATATCGTAATAAATTTCCATTATTTCCTGGAGCAATAAATGCTGTTGAACTAGAACTTTTCTGAATAGGAATAGCACCGGCAATACCACCACCAACATTAGTAGCAGTGAAAAAACGTTCTCCTTCGCTACCTGTATAACCAGTTGTACCTGTTGACCCTGTATAACCTGTACTACCTACAAATCCTCGACTACCGTCATAACCTACTCCGGGAAGACCTTGGCTACCTACAAATCCTGTGGTTCCTGTAGTACCTCGACTACCAGTCCAGCCTATATTACCCTGCGTACCTGTTGATCCGGTAAATCCGGGAATACCTTGAACACCTTGAGTACCAGTAGAACCTACATAACCAACACTACCCCAATATCCAGGTATTCCAGGATCGCCTTTGTCTCCGGTGGTTGCTAGTAATGTTATAGCATTAGCAACTGATAATTTACCCTCAGTTCCTTGATCTGAAACTATAAAAACGGTTGCATTTGTTGGTTGTGTTATTTCAGTGCTTAAAACTTCTGATAAGGGTGCCCTTGTAGCCATTGATTACTCCAGATTAAAATTATCTAATCTTATTTATTAAATTCGCTCATGATTCAGTGCAATGTGCTGTTATTCAATAAATGTATATCAGAAATACCAAATATTTTTAAAATTCTTTTTACGGATTTAGGAGGATCATCCATCAACTCTTCTGGAATTAGAATGCTTTTTAGTTCTCCAGAAGCACTTATTACAAATTCATAATCGCCTTCTTCAAGGATTTCTGAACTAAAATCTTCATCTTTATTGATCATTATACTATCTTTTTATTACCTGATATTTATGTAGAGGTAAATATAGTATCATTTAATTCTTAAAGGAAATGAATCATGTTTAAAAAAATCAAAGAGTTCTTCGTGGGAAAATCAGCAGAAGTAGCACCAACATCTGTTGAAACAGCACCTTATAAGGTGCCAGAACCAGCAGCAGCAACACCAATTCCATTAGTAGTTGAAACTGCACCTGCACCTATTGTAGAAGTAGCACCTATTGTAGAAGTAGCACCTGAGAAGAAAGTACGTAAACCACGTGCTCCAAAGGTGGAAACAACAGCCAAAGAAAAAGCCCCAGCAAAAGCCCAGGCTCCTAAATTAACTGTTATTAAAGTTAGTAAGGTAAAATCAAAGAAGGTTTAATTCTTTAGCCTGTTTGTGTAATGCAAAACTGGCTAAATTTTTGCCTTTAGATTCGCACATAATGTCGAATCGATCTAGAAAACTCAGCGCCCATTCGTTTACTGGTTTATTCCAGTAAAAATCAGAGTGTGCTCTGAGTTTTTGTTTTTTGTGGCCTGATTCTAATAACGCAGAATGATTTGGCATTACATCAGTGACATGATTGACCAAATAATCCTCTCGACTAAGAGAATAATGAAGTGTAGGGCGCAGACCACGCCAACTGTCCACCACACGATTAACACGACTATCTGTCGCTGTGACATATTCCCCTTCTCGTATCCAGTGATGATGTACATCGAGCACAATAGGAACGATATCGCTAATAGTAAGGCAATCATTTAGTCCCCAGGCGTTTTCTTCGTTTTCGATTGTGATACAATTACGGGCTTCGGGACTGAGTCGGGCATATGCTCTTCGTATGCCATCAGGGCCTTCTTTACCTGATATGTGGACGTTGATTTTGAGATCTTGGAATGTTTTGCCAAAACCCATCCAACGGGCAATATCGGTGTGATACTCAAACTCATCTATACTCCTATCAACAATCCCGGGATTAACAGAGGCAAGTACAGTAAACTGGCCAGGATGAAAAGAAAGGCGAACATTATTGTTGCGAGCGCTATCCCCAATAGATAGAAAATTACGCTGGCAATAATCACGCACATCAGTACGGCGCCAGAAATAAGCCCAATCAGATTGGGTATAAACAGGCAGCAAATCGCTACTAAGACGAACCATCCTAAGATTCTGATCAAGTTGTCCTACTCTTTCCACTAGTAATCTAGTGCTTTCAATATTACCTACCATTAAGTCCCAGAGTTTTTGCTCTGCAACATCTTTGCTCTGTCTATTTAACCAGGCAACTGTGGTACTGCCCGTATTGTACTTTTTAGCATCATCCTTGGCATCAATGCCATTTACCTGATCTGCATGATCAATCCACTTGCAGGCAAAACCAATTCGTTTAGTCACTTTTCAACTTTCGATAGAGTCCATGAACCGTCTTCGTTATCTTTCCAATCTAGCGTATCGCCTTCTCGCCAACCTTGCTGATCTAGAAAGTCTTGCGGCAATGGCATTACAAGATCACCGCTACCATCCTCTGCTTCTTCTAATGTAACTGTCCAACTTGTTGCTGTAGTAGTTGTCATTGTTTATTCCTAATCATGTTAATAACTGCCAGTGCTTCTGTAAAATTGCGGATTGGCAACTCAACAGGTTCCCAATTGTGATAAGATTGAGACCATTTAATTGTATATAAAATCATAGTGGTACGTAAATGTTAGACCATTGTTTCAGTTTTACAATCTTGGCTCGTTTTGCAATTTCAAGATTATCCATATCTACTATATCTAATTCTAGCATAATGTCAATCATAGCCAGCATGTCACCTAATTCTTCTTCAAGATGTTCTCGATTAGTTTTAGGCTTGCCTGGCTTAACATTATCAGCGCCAAAGCGATTAATTTTACTAACCGCTTGGATTACTTCTGCACATTCTTCTTGAAGAATATCCAATACTTCTTTTTCTTTAGCGTTCATTTTAATCCTGAAATTCGTTATCTTCACGGTGTCCTACACGCATGGCCATATTGGCATCAGTTTCACGTACCTGTACCTTACAGCACCAAACACGTTCCTTCTCACCATAACTTGGCAAAAAGATTGTATTAATGTATTCATACAAGAAATCGGCAATACCTTCACAACCAGTTTTTTCTACTTCTGTAATCTTAGCAAGTTTAAGTTTGCCTAATTCAAGTAAATGTTCACGCATAGGATCATCCTGCGCTACTAATAGTGTATGATCAAACCAGTCCTCGAGCAAGCCTTTAAGTGGTTTTAAACCACCAAAGTCCATACACCAGTTACGTGAATCTAGTGTATCACATTCAAATTCTAAATGGAAACTTAGTGCATATCCATGAATTAGATTGCAGTGACTATCAGCCCGCCATTGACGGTAAGCCACTGGACCTATTTGATTATAGGTCTTTGTTGAAATATATTTTGCCATTATTTTCTCCTATGTTATAGCATAGGCGGCAGAGTTTGTATACCGGGATGAACGCCGAAGACCGGTGTAATAATATTTAGTTTAACGCTTCTCAACGATCTTGTCAACCAGGCCATATGCCAAAGCTTCTTCAGCACTCATAAATGTATCACGATCCATGTCTTTTTCAAATTGTTCATATGACTTACCTGCTGTATTATGTTTAACATACAAATCAGTAAGCATCTTTTTCATTTGTGTAATTTCTTTATATTGGATCTCAATATCACTTTGCATACCACGAGCACCGCCGCTAGGCTGATGAATCATATGTCGACTATGTGGCAACATATAACGCTTGCCTGCGGTTCCTGCTTGTGCTAGGAAACTGCCCATACTACAGGCTTGTCCCATAACATAAGTTGCTACATCGGGTTTGACAAATTGCATAACATCATAGATAGCCATACCACTGGTGATCACACCACCTGGACTATTGATGTAAAAGTGAATATCTTTCTCACTATCGGCACTCTCCAAATGTAGCATCTGTGCCACTACAAGATTGCTGCTGTGGTCATCAACTGGACCATTTAGGAAAACAATACGTTCATTAAGCAAACGACTAAAAATATCAAAAGCACGTTCGCCTTGACCGGTCTTCTCAACCACCATTGGTACTAACATATTATTTCCTTATTTTACTTCTTGATATGTTTGTGCAAAAGCATCTAGCTTTACAGCACCATAATCGCCTGTGCCGTGACGTACAATATAATCATTACCTTTGGTATAGGTAAGGTCTCCCCAACTTGTGTGTAGCACACCATCGTGATCCGCAAGTTTTACCTGTTTGTGAATGGCCTTGGGACTAGCGGTACCATCACCGTTGTCTGTTTTCAACTCATGAAAAGTTTTAGGATCATTAAGATATTCAAACTTACCAGTTGCTTCGTCTTTAGGACCAGCAATAACATAATCGCCGACTCTGCCCGGCGTATCGCCTTCGCGGCTGTGAATAATTTCAGGCTCAGTTAAAATTCTAAAAGGTTCGATCTTGTTAGGAATTTTAGCGGCAATAAACGA